CCGCTTGCACAGGCACAAGCCAATCAGGATATCGCATCGGTTGACCGTTTCTTGGAAATGGTTGGCATGCGCTTTGGTCCTGAGATGGTGAATCTTCTGGTGTCCTCAGAAGAAACAGCCACATTTCTGGCTAAAAAATTTGGTGTGCCTGACAGCTTAATTAGGGATGCTGGTGAGCGTGAGCAGATCATGCAAGCCATGCAACAAATGCAGCAGATGCAGCAGATGCAGGGAGTAGCAGATGCCGGGGCAGCGCCTCCGACTTGATGGGTTTGCACGCGCAGAAGACGCGGACAACAAGATTTCATTAGATACAGCATCCTTATTCAGCACACCGAATGGCAAGGAAGTGCTGAAGTATTTGCGTTCGATCACCATTGAAGCAGTCACTGGTGCGAATGTGAGTGACGCTGAACTCCGACATTTGGAGGGTCAGCGATATCTTGTCGGTCTTATTGAGCGACGTATTAACCATGCAAAGAGGATCAAAGATGGATGAAGCAGATAATGTGGAAGTTGCAGAAGCAACTGAAGCACCTGTTGACGGTAGCCAATCTGGAGCCGTTGAACGGCCAGACTGGTTGCCAGAAAAATTCAAAACCCCGGAAGATCTGGTTTCTTCCTACTCTCATCTGGAAACAAAGCTGGGCAAAAGCGATGAAGAATTACGCGCTGCTATAAAGGATGAGTTGCATCAGGAGCAGTGGCAGGACAGACCAGCAACTGTTGGCGACTATCAGCTGCCCGAAAACCTCAATGAAGAAGAAGCCGTCAGCAATGATTTGCTGAACTGGTGGGCGCAATTCTCGTATGATAACGGGTATGGGCAAGAGAAGTTTGAAGCTGGCATTCAGAAATATGCCGAAGCCCTCAATGCTGACATGCCTAATCTTGAGGAAGAACACAAAGCATTGGGTGAGAATGCTGATGCCCGTATTGAAGCTGTGCGCTTATGGGCAGATCAGTTTTTCGACGATGCACAATATGAAGCCATAGAACGGCTTGGGCAATCTGCTTCCGGCATTGAGGCGTTGGAAAAGATCATGTCCACAATCAATGTGCCTGCTGTGCAGGGTAACGCAGCGCCTGCTGCACAACTTAATGAAGATGAGTTGCGCAGTATGATGAATGATGAACGCTACTGGAAACAGGGAAGTCGTGATCAAGGTTTCATCAAGCAAGTGAATGATGGCTTTGCCAAGCTTTACCAACAATAGCCGGTTTGGCGACATAATCGTAAAGCGCGCCACAGCTACGCATGCTGGCAAACTTCAGCACTTCCTCCGGCTGACAGATGTGCGCGAGTGTATGATACACGGTGCAACGCCGTGGCGTGCTTTACACCATCCTTTAACAGTTGAAGGGGCTGAGACTTATGCAGCCCTTGTTGATAAGACGCCTATCTGTATGGGCGGTGTGATGCCGCTTGTTGAAGAAGATAGCTACCGTATTGGGTCCATCTGGCTGTTAGGCTCTCCAGCCATCGAAGACCACGCTAAAAACTTTCACAAGATGGTAATTAGCATGGTCGATTATTTCCAAACACAATACGACCTGTTGGAAAATGTAGTGCCACTAGATCATGTCAAAACGGTTGAGTGGCTGGCGCGGCTTGGCTTCATGTTTTCAACAGAGCCAATAATGATCAATGGCTACTCGGTATTAAGATTTGTGCGTTGCGCACCAGAGTATTCAGTGTCATTCGAAGATAACGACGGCCCGCGTCTAACTGATGGCCCGCTAGGATAACCAGATGAAGAGCGAAGCGGACAACCGATCTTTGGTGAAACTCTAACTGCATTTATGCAGGAAGGACTGTAATAATGGCGAACACTATTGATGTCGCATTCATTAAGCAGTTCGAGTCCGAAGTTCACATGGCGTATCAGCGTATGGGTTCAAAACTGAAGAACACCATCCGTAATACCCAAGTGAGTGGGAACACTGTACGTTTCCAAAAAATCGGTACTGGTTCTGCTTCTACGAAGAGCCGCAATGGTTCCGTTACTCCAATGGAACTGGCGCACACAACCGTCGAAACCACGATGGAAGATTACTATGCTGCCGAGTATGTAGATAAACTCGATGAGTTGAAGACCAACATTGATGAGCGTCAGGCTGTAGCAACTTCTGCTGCCGCTGCTCTTGGTCGTAAAACTGACGAGATCATCTACGCTGCTATGGATGCCGGTGCTAACAGCACTCAAATCCATGACACTTCTTCTGCTATTCAGAAGGCCGATCTGCTGTCTCTGTTTGAGACATTCGGTTCTGCTGATGTGCCGGAAGATGGCGGTCGCTATCTTGCCATGCACCCGAAAGGTTTTGCTGACCTCTTCCTGATCGAAGAGTTTGCCTCATCCGATTATGTCGGTGAGCAGAATCTGCCTTTCTCCGGTGGCATGACCATGAAGCAATTCCTTGGTTTCAGCATCTTCTCAACCAGTGCAATCACTGCTGGTAAGAACATTGCGTACCACAGCAATGCCGTTGGCATTGGCGTGAACGCTGATGTTTCTACTGAGGTGAATTACATCCCTGAGAAGGTATCACACCTTACCACATCGATGATGAGCATGGGCGCTGTCGTTATTAACGACAACGGTGTCTATGAAGTCCTCGACAACAACACATAAGAGGAGGATTAGATATGGCTTACTCTGCATCTGGTCTGACTCGCATGGCAGGCGGCGGCGGTCATAACCTTTGGTTTTATGACTCAACTGATGCTCTGACTGCTGTTCGTGTGTCAGGCTACTTCAATGACGCAGCTGGCATGCTTAATGTTGGTGACGTTGTTTTTGTCTATGACAGCGATGCTCCGACTATGGGCATTTCTATAGTTCTGTCTAACAACGGTACTGTTGTTGATTTGGCTGACGGCACTGCACTAACAGTGTCTGACAGCGACTAATGGAGTTTGGGGGCGGGCGATATCTGTGATCTCCCTGCAACCCGCCCCCATCCAGATACATGGCATCGACGGTAGCAAACTCCGCAGTTGATATTGCTGCACGCGCTCTCACTCTTATCGGGGCCAACCCGATTACATCGTTTGACGACACAAGCACAGAAGCGACTGTTGCAAACAATATGTATGAAGATGTGGCGCAGGCAGCATTGTGTGCATCGCGCTGGCGCTTTGCCACAAACCAGTCTGTTTTAAATCTTCTGACCGACGCGCCCACTGGGCGCTTTGATCGTGCGTATCAGTTGCCATCAGATATGCTGATGCTGCATGCACTTACAGTGAATGATCTGGTTGTCGAATATACTGTGTATGGCGATAAGGCTTATGCAGATTTGAGTGCAACAGATCAGGTTGTTGCTGACTTTTCATTTAGAGCAAATGAAAACACATGGCCTTCCTACTTTACACTGGCCGTTGAATACCAGCTTGCTGCGATCTTCGCTTCCAGTATTGCGCGAGATGAAGCGCTTACAAAGATGATGGATGATAAAGCAAGCATGCTGATGGCAAAGGCACGCAACCTTGATAGCCAGCAGCAAACAACGCGCAAGCTTGTAACCAATCGGTTTAGAACTGAAAGGTTAAGCTGATGCCAAGGATTAGAGTTCCCCTGACTAGCTTCGATTATGGGGAAGTCAGCCCTTCGTTGCGTTCTCGTACAGATGCCAACATCTATACCCACGCAGCGCAAAAGCTGCGTAACTTCTTTATCAGATCTGAAGGTGGGCTGGAGAAGCGATCAGGCACACGCATCTGGTATGAAAGCGCATTAAGCTATTCTGGTTCGGCTTCTGGTTTGCAGTTGCGCATTGAGCCTTTTGTATTTTCAGATGATGAGAAATATCTGGTTGGCTTTAGCAATGCTAGGATTGATATCTGGCGGCTACTACCAGACGGCACTGTTTCCCATATCCAAACGATTACAGCCGACACATCGTCAGCTGCTTTGCCGTTTAATCAGGCCAAGGTTGGTGAATTAACCTTTGCTCAGTCGGGTGATGTCATGTTCATCACCCATACGACATTCATGATTAGGAAGCTGGTTCGTACCGGGCTGACCACCTTCCAAGTCGAGACTTTTGCTTTTGAGCAATCGACAGATGGCAATCGTGTGTTTCAGCCTTATCACAGCTTTCAGAACGTAGGTGTTACCTTAGCAGCTTCAGCAACAAGCGGCTCTGGCGTAACCTTCACTGCAAGCGCAGCTTACTTTGAGAGTGGCCATGTTGGGACGGTTTTACTCGTTAATGAGACCGATGTTGATATCACTGGATTCACAAGCTCCACAGTCGTTACGGGAACCATCAACGGTACCTTACGTCAACAGCTTACTATTGATGCTTTGGAAACTGTGGAAGGTAGTAACCGTGTTCTTGTCACTCATGTTAGACATGGCCTTGCGCCAAGTGCTTCGGTCACTATTGATCGGGCTGCGGCGGTTGGAGGCATTAGTGCGGCGAACATCAACGGCAGTAGAACGGTTGCTAGTGTCATTAATGAGAACACCTACGAAATAACAGCGGGGGCTAATGCAACTTCATCTGCTGTTGGAGGCGGCTCGCCGCGTGTTGCAAGCGGCGCTGCTACAACCAACTGGGCAGAACAATCCTATTCAGCTTTGCGCGGCTATCCGGCAGCAGTTACCTTCCATGAAGGACGCCTTTGGTTTGGCGGAACGCAAGCCCAGCCAAATCATTTGTGGGCATCAAAGAGTGGTCGTTTCTTTAACTTTGACACAGGTGATGGTGAAGATGATGACTCTATTGATGTTACGGGTAATGTCGGATCGTTTGATCAAATACGTCACTTGGTTTCAAACCGTGACCTTCAGATCTTTGCTAGTGAATCTGAGTTTTATATTCCGGCATTTACTAGCACGCCTGTTACTCCGGCCACTGCCCAAGTCAGGAAACAAACCCCGTTTGGCTCCTCGTTTGTAACGCCTGTCCCTTTTGATGGTGCGACCCTGTATCTGCAAAGAGCAGGCAATGCAGTGCGCGAATACATCTTCAGCGATACTGAGGGTGCGTATGTTTCAACAGACATATCAGTTCTGTCATCGCATCTGATCAACTCACCTACTCAGCAATCAGCAACAAAGGGTGCGTTGGGCAAGCCGGAAAGCTATGCCTTCTATGTAAATGCTGATGGCAACATTGCCGTGTTTTATTCCATGAGAGCGGACAAACGCCAAGGCTGGTCTCTTTGGACAACGCAAGGCAGCTTCCATTCCATAGCTTCTGTAGGTGATAGGCTCTTTACGATTGCCGTGCGCGACGACGGGTCTGGCAGCAACAAGTTCTTCCTTGAAGAGTTCCAAGCTTCTCAGCCTATGGATTACTGCAAGTCTTATTCTGGCAGCAGCGGTGTGTTCGATGTCAGTGGAAACTTTGCAAATGGTGCAAAGGTAAAGGTTGTAAGCGGCACTGATTATCTTGGCGAGTTTACTGTTGCCAGTGGCAATGTTGATGTATCGGCTGTTGATGCAACCGCATCGACTGCCTTCATTGGCTATGCATTCACACCAGAAATGCAGACTCTGCCTATCGATGGGACGCTATCAAATGGTCCGTTGACGGGTAAGCAGAGGCGCATTGCATCTGTCATTCTTGATCTTGAGGAAACATTGTCAGTGTCTGTGGATGGCACAGATCTGATTATCCGTCAGGTCAATGATGACTTTTCAACAGCACGTACGGCGATATCTGGCAAGCGTGAGTTCTTTGTTCTCGGCTTTGATCGTGACCCGACTGTTACGGTATCGCAGTCTGCCCCGATGGCCTTGCAGCTTAATGGTATGGTTATGGAGTTGGCATTCTGATGAAAGCTCTACTTGCACTACAGGCTTTAACAACAATTACCGGCATGACTGCGGCGCGTGCTGAAGCACAAAGCGCAGCTGCACAGGCTAAAAGCAATGCAGCAAACGCAAAGCTGCAAGGTGAGGAAGCGCATAACAAACGCATGCGTGATCTTGAGGTGCTGCTGTCAACAAACAACGCTATGGCTGCTTACTTGGGTCGGGATGACCGCAGCATGGACGCAATTCGCAGGCGTATAAATCGTGATGCTGGTACAGATGCTGCGCGTCTGGCCCAGAATACTTTAGCCAATGTGTCTACCTCATTGCTTGAAGCAAATGTAGCGCTTGCAAGAGGGGAGAACAGGGCGCGTTCCATCCTGCTGGATGGCCTGTCTAGCGGCTATTCCAACTATCTTAGATTCAAAGATGTGACGCCAAAAGGTATTCACCGCACAGGTCAGGTCTGTGAACACAGATACTGGCTCTGGCTATGTTACCGAAGCCTTGCAGCGTGCCAATGCACGCATCTCTGATTCTTTATATCGTCAGGCTGTATCTCAGCAGCAGCGTGCAGGAAAGGAGTTTGCACGCAACCAGATCATTACATCTATTAAAGACCCTGATGGCACGCCACGTTTTATTGATGCTTTTGACGATCTGTCTCAGGTTGCACAGGATGCAGCACGCCCTCTGATTGAGCGTAAATATGCATCTGCATTTGGCCGCGATGTTGAAAATATGCTGATTAATGTGCGTGCCAAAGCAAAGAACAGCACAGACTTTGAAACGCTAGCGACTGTTGAACTTCAAGGCTTACTTGATGCAGTTCCACCTGACTTTGAGTTTGCTGCAAAGGACTCATTGGAAAATAGCGGCGCTCTATCGCTTCTTCAGCACAAACAATCAATGGTTTTGGCTGAGAAGCGGGCAGAAAAACAAGCCTTCTTTGAACAGGAGCAGTTACGTTTCAAAGAAGCGTCACTTACCATTGCCAACCTTGTAGGCAATGGAGATCTGGATGCTGCGGTAGCATTGCGCCTTGGTCTCAATGATCAATTAGACGCTGGTATACGAACCGGTCTTTATACTGATCAGTTTGTTTCAAATGCCAGAAATCAAATGGACAGGAATTATTACGGCACATTGTTAATGCAAGATGCAAATGAGTTTCTTGTTGCCGGTGACGTTGAAAGTGTTAGGAAAATTATAACTGCACTGGAAATGAACCAGTCATATGCCATCCCTGATGAAGACAGCCCTCTTAGACAAGATGATGTTAATCAAATCCGTGATCCGGCTACCAAGCGTGCCATTGCAGCTGACATCCGGCGTGAAATTGGCAACTTTTCTGGCTATCTGTCTGACCTAGCTGATCAGAAGTTTACGCAAGATCTTGTTACTAATTTGCAGAATGGTAACAACGTATTTGATGGGCAGAAATACAAAAATGCTTTTGGCAAATTCTGGGAAACTATTGGAATTAGCCAGGATCGGAAGGGGTGGTTGAGCGATCAGGCTGTAGCCTTGGTGCAGGACCAGAGCGGCATACCATATAAGGCTATTGTAAATGGCAATATTCTGCCTGCTGCCCTTGAGGATTTGCTCAATGGGATTGCTAACGGAAACAACTATGAACTGACTGAAAAAGAACTTCAGAATGCGCTGACCATTTATCAGACAGTAACGCAGGGCGTTGGTTTGAAAGGAGATCTGAAACGCGATAAAGGTTTGTCTGATGAAGCTATGACATTCTTTGATAATCTGGATGTCTGGACAAATACTTTCGGCTTAGATTCCATTTTGCGCGGTAGTGGTATTTATGGGGGTAGATCTGGAAAGGACCGCACGCAAGCTATTGAAGATGGCGTGACATCCAAGCTTGATGGGCGTAATGCACGCCAAGCAATCATCAATCATCTAAGAGAAGAAGACATGCTTGACGGCCTCCCAGCTGGAGCCGTGGAACGGTTGATGGTTATTGCCAAGCCTGCTTATGGATTTTTGTCTGTTAAAGACGCCGACAGGATTTTGAAAAATTCAATCGATGCAATTTATTTTGAAACAGATCTTATCAGGAAGCCGGGTCGTATAGGGGTAGCAGCAATAGTAGAACGCGCCGAGTTTGCGCCAGAGCGTTTCTATAATGACGCAATGTCTTTTGGAACATTTACAAAATTTACGACTGATAAGATTCTCAACTCAACTGGCAAGACCGGCATCTTGGGTGAGGATTTCTTTCTTGAACCAAGCACCCAGTCAACAAATCGGCGCATACGCTGGTTTGTTCTTGATGCAGAAGGCAACTATCTGCCCGACCCATCAAATGGCGGCAAGCCTTTGATGATTGATTCCCAGAATGTAAATCGCACAGCGCGTATGCAAAGCGCATTTGATGATGCTTT